AGAAGCGTCAGAAGCAAGAGGACTGGTTGGATAATACCTCCCTAATTGATATTGCAGATGTTATTGATAAAACAATAGACGAAATTCGTGGCAAGTATGTGGAAGATGACCTAGGATTGGGTTATCAAGCTGGTGACGGTATTGTTGAATTGGTTGAAGACCTGGAGAAGCACCCCGAGATTGGTATTCCACTTTATGGCGAGTTAATCAACACCGCAACAAGAGGAGCAAGATTGCGAAAGTTTTATTTGCGGTCGGCCGCTACTGGCACCGGTAAGACGAGATCTATGATTGCAGATGCTTGCAATTTTGCGTGCAATAAGATATATCACGAGCAATTCGGGTGGATTAAGAATGGAACTTGCGAGCCGACTTTGTTCATAGCGACAGAGCAAGATAAATCCGAAGTCCAGACGATGATGCTCGCGTTCTTGTCTAATGTCAATGAGGAGCATATCTTGAATGGTCAATATCAAGATGACGAGCGCGAAAGAGTTCTGGAGGCCGCACGTATCTTGAGAGAAAGTCCTATCTGGATAGAAGAACTTCCAGACTTTTCTCTCCAGGATGTTGAGAACAAGATAAAAAAGAACATTCGTGACCATGACGTGAAGTATGTATTGTTTGACTATATTCAAACTTCACTCAAGATTCTCGAAGAAATTACCAGACGTGCCGGTGGAGTTAGATTGCGTGAAGATAATATCCTCTTTATGCTGTCTGCTAGACTAAAAGATTTGGCAAATAAATATGGCATCTTTATCATGTCAGCCACTCAGCTGAATGGTGATTACAAAGACTCTGAAACACCGGACCAAAACTTGCTTCGTGGCGCTAAGAGTATTGCGGACAGAATCGACGTAGGTATGATTTTGTTGGGAGTAACTGATGAAGACCTAACAAAACTTGAGCCTATCCTTGACTCTAATAAAAATCTCCAACGACCAAACATCAAACTCTCGATTTATAAAAACCGTAGAGGTAGATATAAAGGTTGTTTCTTATGGTGTGCGGCGGATTTGGGCACTTGCCGCATACATCCACAATTTTGCACGAACTGGCGATTGGAAATGCTAAGCATTGAAGATATTAAAGTTGTGATTGACGAAGGCCCAGCAGCTTGGGAACAAAAGTAAAGGAGAACGCTTATGTTAAAGAATGAGAAAGCTATTGGTTATCAGATGACCAAGAAGATGTTTGATGGCATCTTGTCTACTCGCAACGAGGCAGAGAAAAAGCAAAATCCCTATCAGTATGCCATGTCTTATTTGAACGAACAGCATGGCTTGAGAGGAAAGGTAACTTCCATCCAAGTTGTTGATGTGTAATGGCAGTCTCTTCTCGTTATTATAACAAAGAAGAGCTTAAACAACAGCTAGAGCTTGAGCAGATTTATGACTTGATAGAAGCTTGGGGCGGCGAGCCCGAATATACCGACAAAGGGCTCGTCTCCCAAACCATCTGTCATAATAAGCCAGGCGTTGGCTCCAGAAAGCTCTATTACTATGAGAACACACGGCTGTTTAGCTGTTACACTCATTGTGACGATAGATTTGACATATTCGAGCTATATATCAAGGTAAGAAAGATACAGTATAATCAAGAGCAAGAACTATATGATGCAATGGATTACATCGCAAGTTACTTTGGTATAAACGGTGTCGAGGCGCCGGATAACGATAAACAAGAGCTGGAAGATTGGCAAGTCTTTAAGCGACATGAACTGCGGCCAGTAGGTATGTCGCGCGAGGTGTCTCTCCCAGAATATGACAAGAGCATCCTTACAAGGTTTGCTTATCCAAGAATTGCAGGCTGGGAAAGAGAGGGTATTTCCGCCGAAACCGCCCGCCGCAATTATATTGGTTATTATCCCGGTGGAGAGCAGATTACCATTCCTCACTTTGACATTAACGGAAGACTAATTGGTATAAGAGGTAGAGCATTGGCGGCAGATGAAGCTGATAGATATGGCAAGTATCGTCCGCTTTTGATTGGTAAGCAACTATACAATCATCCGCTAAGTATGAATTTATACAACCTCAATAATAGCAAGGAGAATTTGCGGCGAGCGCGAGTAGCCGTGGTTTTTGAGAGCGAAAAATCTTGTCTGATGTATCAGTCACATTATGGTCCAGAGAATGACATATCTGTGGCCGTGTGTGGTAGCAGTCTTTCTACCCATCAGGTAAATATGTTAAAGGATTTAGGGGTTAATGAGCTGATTATCGCTTTTGATAGACAGTTTCAAGAGATTGGCGATGACGAGTTTAAGCGACTAAAAACCAAGTTGATTCACTTCTACAACAAGTACAACACCTCTATTAAAATAACAGCCATCTTCGATAAACATATGTTATTGCCATATAAAGCTTCCCCTATAGATGAGGGTCCTCGCATTTTTGAGCAACTAATGAAAGAGAGGATAGTGCCTTATGAGCCTTAATTTAGTTCCAGCCATTCGAGAGCTCGAGCGAGAAATTCGTGTTCAAGAAGGCGAGTTTAATTCTCGAATGAAACCATACAGAGAAAGCCTTGAGCAATTACGCAAGCTAAATACAGCCTGTGAAACCTGCGGAGGTACTGGAAAAGTACTTCGCTCAAGGGCGTGCGCAGAAGATGATAGGCCAGACCCAAATGACCCAGCAGACTATAAGATGTGTATTGTGTGTTAGGGTACTGGCAATAATAGTAAAGGGCGGTGAGATGCTTGGATTATGAACTAATTAACCCCATTAACCCAGAATACAGTGTTTTAGAATAGGTTCTTACTAATCGAGGAATTGCTTATGAAAATATTGAGCACTACCTCAATGTGTCAGAAGAAGATAATTTACCATGCACATTACTCAATAATATCGAGAGTGCCGTCAAGATTTTGATTAAGAACTTGCACAGGCCGAACTTCCACGGCCACATCTAGATTGATAGCGACTGTGATGGTTACACAAGTGGTGCTTTGTTACTGAATTATATCTATGCAGTTTTCCCAACTGCCATTGATAATTTCTCTTACAGCTTTCACGCTACTAAGACGCACGGTATTAACCTTGATCTAATTCCCCCCAATACGACTCTGGTGATTGCTCCAGACTCTAGCTCAAATGATTATGACATTCATAAGACCTTGAGCGATAAGGGTATTGACGTATTGGTATTAGATCACCACCATGCGGATAAAGTAAGTGAATATGCTTGTGTGGTCAACAACCAACTATGTGACTATCCAACCAAGTCTCTATCTGGTGTGGGTATTGTGTACAAGTTCTGTCAATACCTTGACCAAGTTTTAGAGCAACCCGGTTTCGTAGACTAGTTTATTGATATCGTGGCCATTGGTCTCGTAGGAGACATGATGGATATTCGCGATTTCGAGACTCACTATCTCGTAGAGCAAGGTCTAGCACGTCTCCGCAATCCATTTATTAAAGGCATGGCAGAAAAGAATAGTTATTCTATTGGCTCGGTTCTTTCTCCCATCGGAGTAGCCTTTTATATCGTACCTCTTATCAATGCCATAACAAGAGTGGGTACCATGGATGAAAAGACGCTTTTATTTGAATCAATGCTCGAATATAAAGCGCTGGAGATGATTCCATCTACCAAAAGAGGATGCGCTGGCCAGCAAGAGACAAGATTAGCCCAGAGTCTACGAACTTGTACCAATGTTAAAAATCGCCAAACCCGCAACCAAGATGCGGCGGTAGAATAGGTGAAACAGGTAATCGAAAGAGATAACTTGCTTGACCATAAACTACTTTTAATTAGATTGCGGCAGGCGGCGTTTGACCGTGGTATTACGGGTTTAATTGCCAACAAAATCATGGCAGAGTACCAACGTCCAGTAGCGCTACTAATCGCAACAGAGACGGAGGATGGTTTGGCTTGGTCTGGTTCTGCCAGAGGGTATGGTAAATCGAGCGACCTAACGGATTTCCGCAAGTTCTGCGAAGATAGTGGTCTGGTTGTTTATGCACAAGGCCATGGTTAGGCTTTTGGTTTATCCATTCTTGATGAAAAGTTTGACGAGTTTGTTCAATACTCTGATGCCGTATTGCAAGAAGTCGAATTTTCACCAAGCTACAAAGTAGATTTTATCTATTCTATGAACACTCTCAAACCTCAAGATATTCTCTCTCTTGGTGATATGAAAAACCTTTGGGGACAGAATATGGAGGAACCCCTGCTCGCAGTGGAGCATATTCAAGTAACTAGAGATATGGTGACACTTATGTCACGTGACAAGAATCCGACCTTGAAGATTCAATTATCTAATGGAGTT